CTCCACTTGCTGAGTTCACTAACCCATCTAACTTCAAGTCGTATGAGGAACTACAGGCTAAGCTGAATCGTGTACTTGGTATCGACGCTGATACTAGTAACCGAAGTGCTACTGTAGAGGAAGCTGAACCAGCTCCTGCTCCTGCAAAGGCAGCTCCGGCTCCTGTAGCAGCTACGGCTGACGCTGATGACCCACCCTGGTCCACAGACGAAGATGATGACGATGGAATGTCGTTCTTCGAGAAGTTAGCTCAAGACGACTGAGCGAAGGGCCGAAAGGCCCTTTTTTTATACTACGCTCTGCATCTTGTCATAATATCTACGGTGACCTACATCTGAAGACCTAGCAGGAGATCCTCCTCCGATAACATTTGTAGAGTTGTTGTTAACCATATTGGTTACAGAAGAACCACCTTGTGTAGTAGATATGATCACAGGTGATGATGACATCGCGAGCATATTGCTAGACATCTCATTGACAGGCACTGCAGCTGATATGGTAGGTGATGGAGTCACAGCTTGGCCGACCGAACCAGATATGACCGTTGGTGAAACTGGCGAAACTGGTGAACCGGGTTCTGGAATGCTAAGTCTTGGATCAGCAGCTCCCATAAACTTCATTCTATAAACTGATTCAACAACGTTCCTATCACTGGTGCTCATTGCACCAGTTTGTAAAAAGGATCTCTTTAGAATGTCATCATTTAAAATTATAGCTTCAAGTTGGTCTTTGGTTAGGTCCATTAACCTGTCAAGGCTTTTTATCTCTAACGGAACAGCGTTTATATCCACACCTGGAATCGCTTCCATTAGCGTTTCAGTCCCTAATGTTCTTTCTACTGCTCCAGATTCAATAGCACTGTTAAGTGATGGAGCTATACTTTCTTTAAAGAACTCGTCTTTTTGTTCAGCTGTTAATCCTTTGTATTCTGTTTGAGCATTCGTAACCAACTCTCCATCATCATATCCTGCTCTAGTAAACGGAACTCTTTTATCTAATTCTTGTAACCTTTCTTTAGCTGTATTTAATTGTTCAAACGGCTCAAGCTGCTCTCTTAATTGATCCTGTCTTTCTTCTATACCACTTAATTGCTGTCGATCCTGAAAAGACAGTTTACCCAATCGCCCTCTCGATATATCATCAACAGTCAAACCCCTGTCCATTAAAAAGTTAAGTCTTTCAGAGCCAGCATCGTTAAGTTGAGTTCTTAGACTTTCCTCAGATGGTCCACCAGCTGTCTCTTGTTCTAATTCTGCAATTTTGTTTGTGAGGGCCTCACGATCTCGTTGTGTTTCTCTTTCGAAAGCTAACTCGTTCTCTTCTCCAAAAAATCTGGTTATGTCGTCAAACAAACCTCCTGTTAGATCAACGATACTATCCTTGAAATCTCTAATTGACTGGTTTATTTCAGCTAGCTCTTGATCACTCCATTGCATCTCATCTTGAATTAAACCTAAAGCTGGTACAACTAATGATTCTGTAATTCCTTCATAGATATTGCCAGTAACTACTTGTAAAGCTGATCTAGCTGATTCCTGTTCTACTGTGTCGAGATCAAAACCTTGAGCTTCTAATTTTTGTTTTTCTTCATCAAAAGCTAACAAGAAGTCTGTTACTTGATCAAATAAAAATAAACCAACTCCAATTTGTCCAGCCCTTTTAGCTGCAGTTCTTAATACCTTCCCAAACCTACTAGCTGCTGTAACTGCAGCAGCACCAACTGCACCAGCAACAGCACCTCCTCCAATAGCTAGTGTAGGGCTGATGCCAGCTTCTGCTCCAGCTTCTGACTGCAAAGGAACTGCACCACCAGGTGTTTGATTTTGTCTAGCCTCTCTTAATGCCTCAAGTGTCCTGAAGTACTGTTCATCAGCCATGTCCTGTTGAATCTGAAATCGATCTTGTTCGTCTCGAAAAAACTGTACTAGGTTACGATTGATGTCTACCAACTCGTTACTAATATCTTTCAACATATCCGAATGCTGGATAGTCTCGTCTTCTACTGATTCTGTGAGATCAGCAACAGGGTCGAGAGACAATCTTTCAATATGTTCTGCCTGAAGGTCAGCATCCATCTTAACTACTTCAATAAGATACAGTAGCTGTCGTGCTGTTTCTTTTGCTGCTTGTGTAGCTTCTTCTGTCATTGCTTGTTCTCTAGTCTTTGTCTTTCTTGTTCCAGATGTTCGATAAGCATAGCAACGTAGATTTGTCTCTCAAATGGTACCATCATTTCAAGATCGCTCAGAGTATATTTGTGGTGCTGCATTAGTGCAAAGTTAACCTTATAGTGATTCATAAGGTTATCATATCCGAGCGCTACATAAAAAAACTAGACAGACCCTCCAGGTGAATCTTTTCTGACTGCTCACACTTAGGGCAAGTCCATTCAATAGTATGTGATAGCTTAGGCACTCTTTTGAAGAAGTCTCTGATTTTGGCAAATTGAGTTCCATTTAGACTTTCCAGGAAAGTCTTTATCTCTTCCTTTGAGAAGTCTTCATACACACTGTCACTGTCGTATACCATATCAACACAACCAGCTACCATTTCCATCATTAATTCCATATCATTTTCTGTTGGAAGCATAGCAGCTAGATGTACTGATGGATACTTTAGTACGAGTCCAACCTGATCAGTTATCTGTATCTTATTGTCTAGATCATTTGGAAAAGTGACTTCAATGTCTTCTATGTTTACTGCATGTTGGTGTACGTGATTGCATTCACCTTGACTGTGTTTTAGTCTAAGTTCAATTACTTCACCTACTGACTTTGCTCTTAGCTTCAAGAACAAATATTCAAGATCAAATGTTGCAAATGAGTTAACATCGACACCAGGAGTAGTAATACAGCTTTGCAATACTCTCTGTACCGCTGTAGACATCTCTGAAGGATCATTGCCTTGCAATGCCATGAACAGTATCTTCTCTTCCTTTACTAAGAAAGGACGAAAGGTAATCTTCTGATTAGTAGATGGAATTGTGGTTTCAAATTCAGGAGTATTTAATATCGGAAGTGCCATAATTTATTTCTCTTCATAGTATCTGTATTGTAGTGATACTGTAAATGTTAACAGTTCATTAGTTTGGTAGGTGTAGTTAAGCTCACCTAGTGTTCGTGGATATGCTTCAATCAGCTTTATCTCGTTTTCCTTATCACCTTTCTCATTGTACTGCTTTATGGTTACGTCTTTAACATAATCTCTGTAGTAACCAACATCAAACGATGACTCAGCACCTCCAGCAATTCTAGCTGGACCTATGATCTTGTCTTGCCACTCAGCAAAGTATTTTCTCTCTGTATGATCTGGTCTGCAATACAACTGAGCACTTACAGGAGCATAGATTGCACTATGACCTATCTCTTGAATAGCACCGTACACTCCAGATGGAGCAGCACCAATTGATCGTCCAGGAGCAGAGATGCTAATCGTTCGAAAGGTAATATCTCTATTGCCTTCTATAATCATTTCGTAATGCGATGTTCTGGCAACACCTTGTCTCAGGTTGCCTCTAATCTCGTCTAACCTAAAAGCCATTACTGTAGTGCTCCTAGTGAGTCTCTATGTATACGTGCAGCAGAGGCCTTCTCAAACCGTTGTAGGGGAAGAAAAAGAGCGATATCCCACTCTACTGGTTCTATCTTTACAAACCTTGTACGCACGTTACTAGCAAGGTACTTCTTGAATGTTGGCTTGAATGCTCTAAACCTAGATGCACTCTTTAGTACATTATAGTTGATACGCAGCTTAGTCTTATCATTGTATCTCTGATCTGATACTGTCTTATAAAGAGCATCCATTAGTACTGCTCTCTGCCTTAGAGGAAGATAGTGCATGTTAAGACCAACAAAGCCACCCTCTGCTTCGTCTACTGGAATGACTAATGGAAACCTATCGTAGTATGGAAGAGTCTTTTTATGCTTAGGATCGTATCCAAATAGGAACATACCACCTACTTCTGGCTTGCTTGCGTAGTTATCACTACTAGAGATTAGTCTACCAGGCTGAGTACGAGTGTTAGATGCTTTGTCTCTGAACCATGTACGTGCTTGTTGAGTACGCGCAGGTATCTGTCCTGCACGAGCACCCTGTGCAATGATCCGATCGAATACGTATGCTACCATTAGATTCCTAGCTCTTTCTCTGTA